ATTTTTATGTCATCAACGGATCCGACGAAGGACGTTTCTTGGATACTGTACGGAACCAAGCAAAGAACTTCGCTTCGACCGTCTCACTTACGGGATCTTCTAAACACAAAGTCATCATCATCGATGAGGCGGATAACACAGGCAACGACGTACAACTCCTACTACGGGCGAATATTGAGGCATTTTATAACAACTGCCGATTCATCTTCACCTGTAATTACAAAAATAAAATCATTGAACCCCTTCACTCCCGTTGTGCAGTCATCGACTTCACAATTAAAGGAAAACAAAGAGTTCAACTTGCAGGGAATTTCTTTCAAAGGTTACAATTTATCCTTGATAAGGAAAAGATTGAGTATGATCAAAAGGTCGTTGCGGAACTCGTATCCAAGCACTTTCCCGATTTTCGACGTGTTCTAAACGAAATTCAAAGATATTCTACTAGTGGTAAGATTGACTCTGGTATTCTTGCTTCTTTTTCTGATATATCTGTAAATGAACTTCTTAAAAATCTTAAGGAGAAAAATTTTACTGAAGTTAGAAAGTGGGTAGTTGCTAATTTAGATAATGACCCTAATATCATTCTTCGTAGAGTATATGAGTCATGTTATGATAATCTTTTACCCCAGTCGATACCTGCTGCAGTTCTTATTATTGCTAAGTATCAATATCAAATTGCATTTGTTGCTGACCAGGAGATTAATCTTTTAGCAGCATTAACCGAAATTATGTGTGAATGTGAATTTAAATAGAGAGGAATTTAAAAAATGAATGTAAAACTTATTCGTATGTCATCTGGTGAAGATATTATTTGTGATTTGATTGAGGAGACTGATAATCAAATTACAATTTGTGATCCTATTGTTGCTGTTCCTGCTGGAAATGGTCAGATTGGATTTGCTCCTTGGTCACCTCTAATTAATAAAGATGTAAAAGAACTAACCATTAATAAAAAATTTGTAGTGTATATTACGGAAACTACAGATAGAATGGTGCAAGAATATCAATCTATGTTTAGTAGTATTATTACTCCTAATAAACAACTTCAAATTTAATGAAAAATTTTAAAACACCCCTTCGTTATCCTGGAGGCAAGTCTCGTGCTTGCACCAAAATGGATCCTTACTTCCCAGACCTTCGTAACTATGATGAATTTCGTGAACCATTTATTGGTGGGGGAAGTGTTGCAATTCATATTACCAAAAAATATCCTAATTTAAATATTTGGGTAAATGATTTGTATGAACCTCTTGTTAATTTTTGGCAACAACTTCAAATTTTTGGAACGGATCTAAAAGATAAACTTTTAGAACTTAAATCGCTACACAATAATCCAGATGATGCAAAACAATTATTTTTAGTGAGTAAAAAAAATATTAATGATACGAATCTATCAAATATAGAACGTGCAGTTAGTTTTTATATTATTAATAAGTGTTCTTTTTCTGGTCTTACGGAATCTTCATCCTTTTCAAAACAGGCATCTGAGTCTAACTTCTCTATAAGGGGAATTGAAAAATTACCAGAATATTCCAAATTAATTGAGAGGTGGCGTATAACTAATTACTCCTATGATTATCTAATGGATGGAAACAAGGGTGCTTTTGTGTATCTCGATCCTCCTTATGACATTAAGGATAATCTCTATGGGAACAAAGGATCAATGCATAAAGGATTTGATCACGATAAGTTTGCTACTGATTGCGATTCTTGTAATATGGATCAACTAATCAGTTACAATTCAGACCAATTGGTAAAGGATCGTTTTAAGAACTGGAATACTGGGGAATTTGACCTTACTTATACAATGAGGTCAGTTGGTGAATATATGCGAGAGCAAAAACAACGAAAGGAATTGCTATTATTTAATTATGGAATTGAAGGACTGGTTGAATTCAATCAATCAAACTAAAACTAATTTAATGGATGAAAATCCAGAATCAGTAAAAGAATATACACCATATATCATCAATAAGTGTCTTTCTGCTCATATTGATTGTATTTTATTTGCCAATGAAATGAATAAGTATCATCATCTTGATAAAGATATGCAATATTCATTTTATATAAATACTCTGAGGAAGCGAAAGAGATTTTCTCCTTGGCTCCGAAAGGATAAAGTCAAAGATTTAGAATGTGTTAAACGTTACTATGGTTATAGTAATGAGAAGGCATCTCAGGCTTTGAAAATTTTATCAAAATCACAACTCGATTTTATTAAACAACGACTTGATATTGGCGGAACAAAATGACTACTCAAACTATCGAACCCCAAGTAAATTGGACACCTGATATGATGGTGGAAGTTATTCTTAATGAACCTGATGATTTTCTGAAAGTTCGTGAGACTTTAACCCGTATCGGAGTGGCATCTAGGAAGGAGAAAAAACTCTACCAGAGCTGCCACATTCTTCACAAACAAGGTAGATATTATATTACACACTTTAAAGAGTTGTTTGCACTTGATGGCAAACATGCAAATCTTACCGTAAATGATGTTCAGCGTCGTAATCGTATTGCTCGATTACTTTCTGATTGGGGATTAATTACTATAGTAAATACTGATTCAATCCTCGACATTGCACCTCTTAATCAAATTAAAGTTCTTTCTTATAAAGATAAAGGTGATTGGATTTTGGAGCAGAAGTATAATATCGGATCTAAAAAAGGTAAACCTCAAGATGAGTGATATTTAAATATAGGTTCGGAATACCATAAGAAGAGGTTCGGGTTTTTCCGCACCTCTTTTTTTAATATCTTGTATAATTAATATTGGATGCCTTTGGGGTCCACAAAACACAAACTCGCTTTAAAAGGAGCTACTATAATGACCAACCTTGCAACATCTAGGTTTACACATGCGGATCTTCCTGCCTTGATGGATAGGATTACTCGCAACAGTATTGGTATGGATGAATATTTTGACCGTCTATTTCATTTACATGAAACAACTTCTAACTATCCTCCATACAATTTAGTTCAAGTCAGTAATGTGGAATCAAGATTAGAACTTGCACTTGCAGGATTTAAAAAGAAAGAGGTTTATGTCTATACACAAGATGGGAAACTATTCGTTGAAGGACAAAAAGAGGATAAGGAATCTGACACCAACTACGTCCATAAGGGACTGGCTCAACGATCTTTCAAAAGAGCGTGGACAATGGCAGATGATACAGAAGTCGCAGAAGTATCATTTGAAGATGGACTCCTCTCTATCAACTTAAGAAAGATTGTCCCAGATCATCATAAACGTAAAGATTATCTCTAAATAATTTTAAATTATTTAGAGAGATGAAAACCTTCCAGCAGTTTATTGCAGAAATTAAAACCATAAGTTTTAAAATGGCAAAACCACACAAGGTATATAATAAAAATAGGGTAACAAATATTGGTGCTGGAAGGGCAGTTCCGAAAAGATCATCCTCTAGTTCTGGTGGAGATGGTGGTGATGGAAGTGGTGGAGATGGTGAATAAATAGAATTGGCTACCCCAAATATCGTCGGTGCTATCAAAGGGAGTTCTGGCAAAATCCAGATTGACTCCCTTTTTTATTTGTGATACAATTTTAGTAAAAAGTATTATTTAAAAATAATTATGTCTATTAAATTGGTAGTAGTAAAAACAGGTGAGCAAATTATTGCAAAAATTGAAGAAATGATTCTTGATGATAGAGTTGTTGGATATTTTTTAATAAAACCGTGTGTAGTAAAAATAGAAGACCTGAATCTTAATAAGGATACTGGAGGTGCATCTTTTGATATTAAATTGACACCTTGGATACCTTTAGGTAAAGGAATTAGATTTCCAGTTCCTACTGACTGGGTTGTTACAATTTCTGAACCAGTAGATGAATTAAAATTAATGTATCAGACTGATATTTTAAGAACTACTGAAGAAATTGAAGAGCAAAATATCGTTTTAAAAGATAATTGTGAGGAATGTCAATAATGATTAAATTATTAGTATTTTTAGATAAAACCATCTTAATTACAAAAATAGAAGAATCACCATCTGAACTTGGAGAACCAGATTGCAAATTAATTAATCCATTTGAAGTTAAAAAACCTCAAGTTGATGGAATGGCACCAACTTTGGAATCTTGGTTGAGTGGATACACTAAACAGAATGAATTTATGATTCACTCTGATAAAATCTTGACTATTGCCGAACCTACTGCTAGACTGATTGAACTATATGAAGAATTGACGAAGTAATGAGGTTTTATACCAACGTTCAGATGGTCGGAGATCAATTTCTTGTTCGTGGTTATGAAAATGGAAATCATTTCATGACTCGTGAGAAATTTGCTCCGACTCTTTTTGTGCCTTCAAATAAAAAAACTAATTATAAAACTTTAAATGGTGAATATGTAGAAAAAATTCATCCAGGTTTTGTTCGTGATTGTAGGGAGTTTATAAAAAAATATGATGGTGTAGAAGGATTTAAAATTTACGGGAATGAGAGATATATCTATCAGTATATTTCCGAAAATTATTCTGAGGATGAAATCAAATTTGATATTAGTAAAATTAAATTAATGACCTTGGATATTGAGGTTGCATCAGAAAATGGGTTCCCCGATGTAGAAAATGCTGCAGAAGAAGTTCTTCTCATTACTCTACAAGATTATACAACCAAGGAAATTATTACTTGGGGTATGGGACCATTCAAGCATAATCGTAATAAAGTTACTTATCGACAATTTAACAACGAGTATGACCTTTTGAATGATTTTATTCATTGGTGGATGGATAATACTCCAGAAGTTGTGACTGGGTGGAATAGTAAACTTTACGATATTCCATATCTTGTTCGTCGCCTAGACCGTGTGCTTGGTGAAAAACTTATGAAGAGAATGTCTCCTTGGGGTTTGGTAACTGAGGATGAAGTTTATATTTCTGGTCGTAAAAATATTTCTTATGATATTGGGGGTATCTCGCAGTTAGACTATCTTGACCTTTATAAAAAATTCACCTACAAGGCACAGGAATCATACCGACTTGATTATATTGCCGAAGTTGAACTTGGTCAGAAAAAACTAGATCACTCTGAGTTTGATACGTTCAAGGACTTTTATACTAAAGGTTGGCAGAAGTTTGTAGAATACAACATCATTGACGTAGAACTTGTTGACCGTTTGGAAGACAAGATGAAATTGATTGAACTTGCACTTACTATGGCATATGACGCCAAAGTAAACTATGAGGATGTATTTTCTCAGGTTAGGATGTGGGACACTATCATTTACAATTATCTCAAAAAGAGAAACATTGTAATTCCTCCAAATGAAAGATCTGATAAAGATTCCAAATATGCTGGTGCTTATGTAAAAGAACCAATTCCTGGTGCTTATGACTGGGTTGTGAGTTTTGACTTGAACTCTCTATACCCTCACCTTATTATGCAATACAACGTTTCTCCAGAGACTCTTTTAGATAATCGCCATCCTACAGTAAATGTAGATAAAATTCTTAATAAAGAACTAACATTTGACTCTTATAAAGACTTTGCCGTATGTGCTAACGGTGCAATGTACCGTAAGGATGTTCGTGGATTCCTTCCAGAACTGATGGAAAAGATTTACACTGAACGTGTGGTGTTTAAGAAAAAAATGCTTGCTGCGGAACAGGAATATGAAAAGAAAAAGACGAAAGAGTTGGAAAAAGAGATTGCAAGATGCAACAACATCCAAATGGCGAGGAAAATTCAACTTAACTCTGCTTATGGTGCTATCGGTAATCAGTACTTTCGTTATTTTAAACTAGCAAACGCTGAAGCCATTACTTTATCTGGACAGGTTTCTATTCAGTGGATTATGAATAAAATGAATGCCTATCTGAATAAAATTCTTAAGACGGGAGATGTTGATTATGTTATTGCTTCGGATACTGATTCTCTTTATATTAATATGGGTCCTTTGGTTGACAGTGTATTCAAGGGAAGAGAGAAAACTACTCAAGGCATTGTTTCGTTCCTTGATAAGGTCTGTCAAGTGGAATTTGAGAAATATATTGAAAGTTCTTACCAAGAATTGGCTGAGTATGTGAATGCCTATGATCAGAAGATGTTTATGAAGCGTGAATGTGTTGCTGAACGTGGAATTTGGACTGCCAAAAAACGCTACATTCTGAATGTTTGGGATAGTGAAGGTGTTCGTTACGAAGAACCTAAACTTAAAATTAAAGGAATTGAAGCAATTAAATCATCTACTCCTGCTCCATGCAGAAAAATGTTTAAAGATGGATTTAAAATAATGATGAGTGGAACGGAAGATGATGTTATCGAGTATATCGATAAATGTAGACAATTGTTTAAGACTCTTCCCCCAGAACAAATTGCATTCCCAAGAAGTGCATCTGATGTTCGCAAATATAAATCGTCATCGGACATTTATATAAAAGGTACACCTGTTCATATTCGTGGAGCACTATTGTTTAATCATTATATCAAAGAAAAAAAATTAACTAATAAATATTCTCTTATTGGTAATGGTGAAAAAGTGAAGTTTATTTATTTAAAAAAACCAAATATCATTAGGGAAAATATTATATCTTTTATACAAGAATTCCCAAAAGAATTGGGTATTGACAAGTACATTGATTATGACTTACAATTTGAGAAGGCATTCTTAGAACCATTTAGATCTATTTTAGATGCTATCGGATGGAAAGTTGAAAAAATAAATACCTTAGAATCTTTTTTCTCATGACAAATAAAAATCTTAATAATGAAGATATTGAAACTAAAAAAGACAAATGGAATAGGGGTTTAGATTTATTTTTAGAATCTGTATATAAACCAGATAACGAACTTAGGCAATGTGCTCATAATCAAAAATGTTTTCATGAATTAATGGATGTTCGTGAAAATGTTGTAGAATATTTACAAACTTTGCGTTGGAATGATTGATGGAACTTCCTATTAATGATAAAGAACTGAATACTATTGTTAAGGCATTGGGATTTGGTGGAGATGCCTCTTTATACCATAAATTAAAATTAGTAAAAGAACTTAGAGAGCAAGGTTTGCCTTATAAACAAATACTTCGTAAAGAATACGGGATTGTAGCGTGATGATTAAACTGAATTATTACATCAAAGAGTTTCCAAATACAACACTCTTTAAGTTTTTTAGAACTGAAGAGGCAGTAGAGATGTTTAAATCTCAAAATCAAGATTATGTTTTTATTGGAGATAAGTGATGGATTTTTTAAAGGATATTGTAAAAGAGATTGGTGACGACTTTACAAAGTTGGCATCTGATATAGACGAGACCGAAACTTATGTTGATACGGGTTCATACATTTTTAATGCACTGGTCTCAGGTAGTGTATTTGGCGGTGTATCTGGCAATAAGATTACTGCTATTGCTGGAGAGTCTTCTACTGGAAAGACTTTTTTCTCTCTCGCCGTGGTTAAGAATTTTCTTGATTCTAATCCCGATGGTTACTGTCTCTACTTTGACACTGAAGCTGCTATCACTAAATCACTTGTAGAGTCTCGTGGTATTGA